ACAGGTAGTTCCTCGGATTCCTGCATGAACATTTTTCTGCTTCTCACGTAGAACTCTTTGTCTCCCTTTCTCGGACACATGGAACTCCGCATACAGCAGAAGGATGTAGTTGCAGTGACACAGCACCAGACCTGAGTCCCTACCACGAACACTCCAACATGCTTGCTGCAGGTTCTTGTAGACGTAGACTTTGGTCTGCGGAGGAACGAATGTGTTCCCACAACGCACTTTGGGTATATCTCTCATGAGAATGTTGCTCCTACTCCCCAGTCCTTAAGTCTCATTCGATAATGCGTCCGGTCTGTAAAACGTAATTGGTTCAACGCATAATCCAGTTGAGGTCTGGTGGGAATTATTCTACTGCTCCTGATTGTTAACAATTTGCAACCCGTCCTGAGTATATTGGCATTGCGTCTTCTGTCATTAATTGATTTGTGAGAATGCCAGTACCAACTGTCATACTCAATAGCGATATTGCTTTCCTTGAGATAGCAGTCTACGTAATGCTTTCCAATCTTATAATTTAATTCTGCCTTCGCCATACGTGCTACCTCACGTTGCATAGAGGAGGTTTTCTTTCCGTTGACTATCCCAAACTGCCCGCAACATCTTCGGTAGTGGCTATTAAGAACTCCCCTGTAATTCCACAATACAGTCTCTTTGCACTTAGGACAGTAGAAGGGCGTGAGTGTGTACTGGGTTACAGGCTTGTTCCCTTTCCATACAAGACCCTTGCTAGCTGCTGCTTCGTGATAGTCTTTTGCGGTGAGCCTCACCAAATTAGATTTATCACGACACTCCCAACAATCCACGAAACGATTATACCTTTGGCGACTCATTGCTCCGCACTTCTTGCATTGACAAGGTATTTTCTCTTTTGAAGTTGGAGCGACACCCACAGTGTCGACCATCAGGCCAACCTCGTTCGCTCTGGCGACAATTTTATCCCATCCAGACCGGACAGATTTCCCACGTGAATAACAGTGTGGACACCCTTTACCTAATCGCCTTTTCACTAATTGCGACCAGCAGTCTTTGATATAATTGTCGCAGTCGTGACAATAGAAATCCGTCTGTTCGTGCGTGTTCTGAGGCGTATTTTTGCTCTCCCACTCCAGACCCATCATCCTCGACAACTTTTGATAATCTTTTGACTCAGGTGGGTTAAACCTGTTAAACTTTTTCGGATACTTGTGATATTTGTATTCACCTCTACTCATTATTCGTACTCCCTTTCTACTTCATCGTAGTCGTCCACCCATTCCATACCAGCCTCTTCAGCTAGTTCCAAAATGTGTTGTTCGAAAAACGAAAAACGAGAGCAAGGCTCACATCCCTTCTCGCCAACGGTCTGGGCGTATTCTAGTTTGAGGTCAACCCATTCATCGACTGATGGAGGCTTTCCGGGGGTGTCTCTGGTATCTTTACTTCCCGTATCAATGTTGGCAGTAATTTCGAAACCAACAAGGTAAAGGTCAGAGCCTACCATTATGTCAGCTTCCCTGTTAATGGTTGCAGTTGCTTTCTTGTTTCTCATGGCTAACTTCCTAAAAGAATTAAAATCTCATTTCCAATACTAATAGCTTACTACAAACCGTATCGGAATGTCAAACCCCAATCCTTACTATTTTCCATTATTTTTATATGCCACAGCCTGAGATGAAAGTGCTAATCCACACTCCCCCTGCTATAGTCGCAATAAACCACGTAATTGCTTTGGCAAAAAACTTTGCATTCATTTCTTGTTTAGTCATTTCTTTCTCCCTTAAATCTATCATTCCATGCTGTCTCTGCTTCCCTGACGGTAGACCGGACTGGGCCATCTGCTTCACAAATGATGCAGGATATCCATGCAGTGGTATCTGACTCCAGCAGTTGGGGAATAGGATGCCCACAGAAGGGGCAAGGCTTAATACCTCTTTTCCCTTCCCGAAGTATCTTCTTATCCTCCGCTGACAAATATCTGCGCCAATCATTAGGGTCAACGTGCATCATAGTTTTATTTCCTTTCCTTGTGACCATCGTTGGGTCACTCTCTTTACATCTACGGGAGTGATGACTCCCAAGTCTTTCCCTGCTTCTTCCATAGTCGCTTTGATAATAGCGGGAGCCTTCTTAGCCTTCCCTTTGTCAAAGTCGAAAACAAGTTCGTCATGAATACACATGATGAGATACCCTTTGTTATTTGCTGGGAAGTCATCATCGTATCTCAACTCCCGGTCAACCATTATCATTGCTCGGTTCAGAATGTCACCTGCAGAGCCTTGGACAATATAGTTTGTACCGATGTAGGGTTTGCTACGAGGAACAACAAGACGGTAGCCTCCAATGGTTTTCACGAAGCCCTGCTTGGTTACCTGCTGGGTAGTAGCTGCCATGAACTTACTGATACCCGGGTACGCTTCTTTGAAAACCTTATCAAAGTTTGATAGTCCAGTCATGTCTTCGAGCTTTGAGGAGCCTGCCCCATAAATGATTCCGTAGTTAACACCCTTTGCTGCCTTACGGGAAATACCACACAGGTCTGCAGTTAGGGAATGAATGTCTTCATCATTCTCAAAGGCTTCGAGTAGGCGAGTCTCCTGAGATAAGACTGCCAGTATTCTCAGTTCTAGCTGAGAGTAATCTGAACAAATCCAGACTCTTCCAGAAGTTGGCCCAAAGACATCTCGTAAGCAATAATCATTCACTTCGTTTCCAAATGCATCCTTCCCTCCAGAGCCAATGTTTTGCCCATTGGGATTCGATGATGACCAGCGAGTTGTCCGGGTTCCGGTTTGATTGAAGGACGGGTGGAGCAAAGTCTTCTTCCCTACCTTCTGCATGATGTCCTTGTAGCTTTGGAGGTATTGCGCACAGGTTTTGTTCTTACGGTATTGCAGCACATGGGAGATAAAGGTGCGAGCGTGTCCTCTCTTTGGAACGTGAGCATGGTATAAGTCCAAAAGAGTTGATGCAGAAGTACTAACGCTGCCTCCATTTGTCAGTTCCGTGATAGGACAATTTAGTCCTCGTACTCGTCTGCGGTTGGAGCCATCTGGGTCACCATACAATATCTTTTGAATTTGCTGACCTGAACGAATATTAAAATCCTCGTCCAGAAGTTTCTTATCTCGAACAAATTTGATACAAGCTGCTTCAACTGCAGTAGCTGAATGCTCGTAGCGTTTAATCTCTCTGGAGAGAAGTACCTTCTTAATTGTTACTCCCTCAGATTCCATGCGGTAGGTGATGGGAAGAAGGGCTTTCCGGGTGTAGTACTGTGGAAGACAATTCTTTTCTATCATCACTTCTTCATACATTCTCCAAAGAAGCATTGTTCGTACTGCGTCTTGGACTGCGTACTTCTCTAAGTGGGTAGAGGTCTCATCTATCGCCTTTGGTAACCAGTAGTCACACTTCACACTAGCGGATACTTCTTCCCCCCGAGACTTCAACTGTCTTCGGGCAGCACGTACTGCTTCGAGAAGGTCTTCTTGGTCATCGTCTAGGATGTCTAAGTATTTCTCAGCAAGGTCTTTCAGACCGTGTGACTCAACACTGTCACAGACGTGTGAGGCTAGTAGAGTGTCTTCAAAGGAATGTATGATGGCTTCGAAGTCATGGTTGTCGTAAGGTAATGTTGACCATGACTGCTCTCGGATATCATCGACCTGTTCGAAGACTAATCGGATACCCAAGTTCTGTAAGGCTCGTATGTCAAACTTTGCATTGTGAAAAACCAAAGTTGAACCGTCGATATAATCAATAAGTTCTTTTAGCTCTTCTGATGGGGGCATAGGTTGTCGAGAGTGAATGCTCACAGGCCATTCCCATAGTCGAGTTACTCCTTCACTATCGCACGTAGAAACTGCGAAGGGTGCGTCTCCTTGAAATAGATTGATACCAGTCGTCTCGGTATCTATTGCAATTAGTTTTGTCATTGTTTGCTCCTAAAGGTAAAAAAAGGGGCAGGAGCTTGTTCAAGGCTCCTGCCCCTGCTGACACAGGCAACTCTAGAAAGGGTTGTCGTCTTCAACAAGTTCTCCGAGGTGTCCCCATGGAACATCCTCGAAAGACTTTCCATCCTTAACCCGATTGAGGGTGCAGGTTTCTTCGTCCTCGTCAACAGTTCCAACAACAAATTCTGCTGGTTTCTTTGTGCGAGGAGCAGTCCACATAAAGATGTCTCCATCTTCTGGGACAACTTCTTCTTCTTCAATAGTACCTTCGTCTAATCGTTTGTTGATGTAGACATTGATACCTGCACTCTTTTCAGATTTCCAGTTTTTGACTCCAACAGAAATTGTAGGTTTCTCGTCGTTCAGTTCGGTAACGAGGTCTTCAATTTCGTCAGGTTCTACTTCTGAGAAATCCCCTTCTCCAGATAGCCTCTGTAAATCCACGAAGAGTGATTGGAGAGACTGCTCGATGGTTCGCCAGTCTGTCTCCGATATTGAGTGGAATTTCGATAACGAGACTCCCTCAAATTCTCCGCGCGAGACCTCGAAGTCGAACGCTGCATATGCGTTCCCGTTCTTGTCCGTGCCTGCCCTAGCTGTTGTAAGGCTAGCCACATAAGTGCCATCGTCGATTGGTTCTTGCTCACGACTTCCTCCAGTATCTTTAACTTTACGAGATGCGTCCCAAGCATCACCAATATTTTTCATCGCACTTGCGAATCCGGGGTTCTCTTTAGTTCTAGGCATTATCCTAAACCTCTCTAAAAAATGAAACTAACAATAGGATAGATAGTAGAAGTACTATCATTACTCCTGTCAATACTACTTTCGACCACTTTTGGTCTTTTTCTTCACGGGATTTAAAATCTTCTCGGAAGAAAGTTTGTTTACAAAGGCTGCTGTCAGATTCTTATGAGCCTCTGTATGCGAATCTCCTGTAACAAACTGACCAATAGGTTCATTGTCTGTTGTCAGGAAATTGTTCTCGGTTCCACAGGCGCACCATATCACATCGTTGTCACGAATAGTGATGGCTCGTTGTCCCTGTGAGTATCCATAGTACAAAGCAAAATCACATACTGCTTTCATGTACTTCCATGCTGCGGGAGGACAAGTTGGAATCCATTGTTCCATGCCCTCCTGCGCTTCCACTTCTCTTAGGTGTGCATGACTAAGAAAAATTAATCCTTTGTCAGCATAGAGAAGTTTGTTCATTGTTTGTTCAAAGTCAGATTTGATAGCAGACCAAGTTGCTCCATAGTCATTGGCGTCACTCGGGTGATTCAGCCCTCGCTCATAGCAATGATGATTCAGACAAGATTCGTACGCCCGGTCAATGGTATCTATGGCGATAGTCTGGACTGAGTCGTCCTCTAAGATTGCGTCAACGTAAGCCTGTACCATTTTCCATGGTGTGTTCTCAGGTGCAACTCGGTTCATCTCTTTGATGGACATCGGGTCAATATTCACTTGACGGATGCTAAGGTTTCTTCGCTTTGGTTCTAACATCACGACAAGCGAGTCTGTGAACTGCGCTGCCAAAGATGTCTTACCTACTCCCTTCTCTCCAAAGAGACAAATACAGTAGTCCTTCAGATTCTCTGGGGGGACATTGAGAGTTGTTGGTATTGTCACACTAAGTCCCTTGCGTGTGACTCGTTTCGTTTTCGTCCGTGCCATTGTAATGCTCCTTACATGAGGCGTTGATAAAGTCCTTCCGTGCTACCACGGGTAATTAAGTTGAAGTATCGGGAACGTCCGTACTTCGTAAACAGAGCTTGCGGGTTGCTGTAGTGAAATGGGCTACCCCATGGTTCAAAAGGGTCAGCTTTAATCGACTCCCACCACTGTGCAACTTGTTCCAAAATTGGATTGAAGCTCCGGGCTACCCAATCTACTACATCCTGAGCAACCAAGTCAACCTTCCATCTCATAAAATAATGCTCTGGTCGAGAGACCACATCATCTTGTATGCGTAGGAGGTATTCAACACTAGACTCGTTCTTCTTCTGGCGAAGGAGTGGTCTTCGTATGACGTTATAGAGGATACCGGATACATCTCGTCCAGTATGCTTTTGTAATGCGTGAACGTAGAGCATGGTCTGAAGGTCAAATGGGAGAGAGGCAAGGATGGCTTCTTCATCGACTCGACTCTTGGTTTTATTCTCCATTAACCAAAGACCGTCAGCTTGCTCGTACACAGCATCCCAACGACCTCGTAATGGGACTACCATCCCAGAGGGAGTTTCATGGTCTACCTTGAACGAGTACTCTTGGTAGATGTAGTTGAACTCTTTGTCGTAGGCTTCCCAATACTTTACGTATTCTTTGAAGACAGTCTTCACGACCTGCATCAGAGTTTCGAAAGCCTCTCGTTCATCTCTACTAAATTTCTTAGTCCTTCTGTCTCTCATCGGACTGAGTATGTATCGTTGAATAGACTTATGACTCTTGCCTGCAGCAATCCATTCCAAACAATCATGGAATGCAATTCCAAAGCTAAGTGCGTCCGAGCCTCCCTCGGAAGCCCAGCCTTCAACATAACTCAGGCGAGCTTGTTCTCTGTCTAACAACCATTCATCAAGGAAAGAGTACGTTACTCCATCCTTTTCTATATCCCTAAAAGGGGTCTTCCTTTTTTGATTCATCAGTGCTACTCCTATTGATGGTTTCTAAAATAAGTTCTAATGATTCGTTTGCTTGTTCTACTGTAGGGTATCGCATGACAATAACTCCCAACGGGCTAATTAGTTCGTACAAACAATCTAAGGCATTAGATTCAACTCTCCATACTTTCGTTTTCTTCATCATTGTTTAATATCCTTTGCAGGAATGTTTTTAATAATTTCAGTTCCTTCTCGTAGAAGGAAGAGCCTTTACCGCCCAACCTCATTATATGGGAGGGATGTGAAAGGTTGAGGTGTTTATAAGGGTACTTATATTTCTCTAGTGAAGAAATAGCAAAACTTTGTGCGCTTCTACCAAGAAGTACTACACCTCTGGGGCGAGACATCATTAAGACTTCATACAAACGGGGGGAACATTTTTCTGCTTCAAAGCTGGTCGGTGGTCGAGACTCCCCTTCTGCACCGATAGATGGGCAAGCAATTACATTGGCAAATGCGTAGGAGAACTTCTCTTTTGTGTCATCAATTAAAGTGTCCATTACTTTTCCTGCTGGGTTACTAAAAGGCGTACCAATCACACTCTCTAATATGTCAGGAGCTTCACCTATAAATAAAACATCACAAGGTAGCTCGCCTTTCATTAATACTTTCTTTGATGTTCCTGAGTGGAGAGGGCATTCTGTGCAGCCTCCCCATTTATTTTTGTGCTGCGTCCACGCCTGTGTATATAATCGTGAATTAGTCTTTATGCTCATCCGTACTCCCAAGTCTAATCTGTCTACAGTATTCTGCTATTAACAATGCGTCTGCTACTGCATGTGTGATTTTGAGCTTGGGAAACAGTTGTTGGGCTTTTCGTTTGGTAACATTTTTATCACCACCAGTGAGGCACGACAAGTGCTTCATCCATTTCTGAGGGCGAACTTCATCGAAGGGTATCTCTGAGGCAATGAGAATGCCCCGGAGGAATCCGTAGCTGCCTCCAAAACTGAATGCGCTACGGACTCCCATTTGTGGGCTACTATGGACTAGCTCAAGTTTTGCGAATTGTACCTCACTAGAATATTCTTTGAAGAACAACCAGAGGTCACGTTCGGAGTCTGTCACCTTATGGACAACAGCATGGTCTCCGTCTTCGTTGACTAAAGCTATG